CTAAACAAATGATGGAAGAAAGAGGAGTAGATACTTCTCGTGTTATTATATCTGAACCAGATACTATACAGAAGTTTAGAACACATGCTATGAAAACAATTGATATGTATGAGAAATCTCCTGATAGACCTCCTATGATGTTTATATTAGATAGTCTAGGTTTATTATCTACTGAGAAAGAGGTAGCAGATACTGCAGAAGGTAAGGATGTAAGAGACATGACTAAGTCCCAATTAATCAAAGGGGCATTTAGAGTGCTTACACTCAAGTTAGCAAAAATTGGCGTGCCTATGATCGTTACAAACCATGTTTACGAGGTGATTGGATCGTATATGCCTCAGAAAGAGATGGGTGGTGGTTCTGGGTTAAAATACGCAGCTTCTACTATTGCATATCTTTCTAAGAAGAAAGTAAGAGATGGTACTGATATCACAGGTATTATTATTAAAGCTAAAATGTTTAAATCAAGAATATCTAAAGAGAATGCTGAAGCAGAAGTATTACTTTCATATACAGGTGGTTTAGATAGGTATTATGGTTTACTAGAATTTGGTGAAAAGCATGGTATATTTAAGAAGTCTGGCAACAGATATGAGATGGGTGAATCTAAATTATATGCTAAGCAAATATTGAAAGATCCTGAAAAGTATTTTACTGAGGAGGTCTTAAAGCAGATAGATGAAAAAGTATCTCAAGAATTTAAATATGGAACTGCGTAGTGATAGAACAAAAAATTATAGAAGGTCTTATAAACAGTGAAGATTTTCTAAGAAAAACTAAACCCTTCCTAAAAGATGTATATTTTAAAGATCATACAGTTAAAACTATATTTAATCTTGTAAATGATTATGTTGACAAGTATAATAAGGTACCAAATGTAGAATCTCTTAAAGTAGATTTAAGTAATTTATCTCATTTATCAGAGGATCAATATTCCAATTGTTCTAAATATCTGCAGGGTATTGGACCGAATAATGCTATAGACTCAGAATGGTTAATAACCGAAACTGAAAAGTTCTGCCAATCACAGGCAATCTATGGCGCCATTATGGAGTCAATTCAAATACTTGATGGTAAGACGAAGACTTCAAAGGGTGCAATACCCGCTTTGTTGACTGATGCATTAGCAATAAGTTTTGATCCTCATGTAGGTCATGATTTTATTGAAGATGCTGATGATCGGTTTGACTATTATCATACAAAAGAAGAAAAGCTCCCATTTACATTAGAATATTTTAATAGGATTACTAAAGGTGGTTTATCTAAAAAGACTTTGAATATTTGTCTGGCTGGTACTGGTGTAGGTAAGTCTTTGTTTATGTGTAGCTCTGCTGCTGATAATATGTTAGATGGAAGGAACGTATTATATCTTACTATGGAGATGGCAGAAGAAAAGATAGCTCAAAGAATAGATGCCAACCTAATGAATGTAACATTAGATGAATTAACTATATTACCTAAAGATGCTTATGATAAAAAGATTGAAAGAATAAAAAGTAAAACTACAGGTAGAGTAGTTGTAAAAGAATATCCTACTGCAAGTGCTGGTGTTAATCATTTCAGACATTTACTAAACGAATTAAAAATAAAAAGAAACTTTGTACCAGATATAATATATGTGGATTATTTAAACATATGTATGTCAGCAAGAATTAAATATGGTGCAAGTGTTAACTCATACACATATGTAAAAGCGATAGCAGAAGAACTTAGAGGTTTAGCTGTAGAGTTTAATGTACCTATAGTATCTGCTACTCAGACTACAAGAGCTGGTTTTAGTTCTTCTGATGTTGGATTAGAAGATACTTCTGAATCGTTTGGATTACCAGCTACTGCTGATTTTATGTTTGCTATAATTAGTACAGAAGAATTAGAGCAGTTAAATCAATTCCAAGTTAAACAATTGAAAAATAGATATAGTGATCCTGGCCTTTATAGAAGATTTATTATAGGTGTGGATAAAAGTAAGATGAAGCTATATGATGTTGAGCAAGAAGCTCAAGATGATATTATTAATGATGACACACCAGGCTTTGACCAAACTCCTACAGGTCAGAGAATTAACTTTGAAGGGTTTCAATAATGGGTTACAGACAAAAAGAATACAAAAGTCAAGGATATAAATTACAAAAATTACCACAAAGAAAATATGGTGTAAAAGAAATAGCTACTAATCAGATAGTACAAACATTTGGTTATATAACAGAAGCAAGAGAGGGTGTTAGAAAGTATAGCTTAGGTTCTGGATTCAATGGATGGACACCAGAATATATTCTAAGCGAGTCAGCAGTGCTAGGAGATGATTAGTGTTTATAACTGTAAGAGGTGCTAAAGATAGAGAGCTTACAAAATGGTTAAAAACAGCAACACAATTTTATGCTGAACAATTAATGCCACCTAAGATATATGAAAATTTATCAATATATATAAAAATACAACACAATACAAAAGACTTTGAAACTAAAGCAGATTGTATGTGGGATGATATATCACCACCTCCTTACCCTGATACTTTTAATATTAGATTAGTGAAAGAACCAAAGAAAAGATATCAAGATCATTTTAAATCTTTGGCACATGAAATGGTCCATGTAAAACAATATGCATTAAATGAGTTAGATGGTGTTTATGGTGAAAACAATACACATTTATGGAAAGGCATTGACTTCAATATACCTAGTAAAATATATCCTAAAAAAGATAGACTTTCTCGTGTCTTTATAGATAAAGATGAAAAAGATTATTATTTTCAACCGTGGGAAATTGAAGCATATGGTCTTGAAGTTGGACTAATACATTATTTTGTAGAACGCTATTCAAAAGATTTACCTTATGGAAGGAATCAAGGTGACTGGGATTAGTAAAGAAGAACTGGAAGAGTTGAGACATGAGTTTAAAGATACACAACTTCCTGATCCAGAATTGTATCCACAAAGTTTTGAATATTGTTTAAAAGTTCTTAGAACATTAAAGGAGTTGAAAAATGGATCTGTTTCCTGAAGCACAAGTATTCCAAGATGGTCTGTTTATAGCCACTAAACATAAAGTAGTAGAAGAATATATACAGGTGTTTTTAAAAACTTATCGGTTGACTGGAGACGCAAAGTATAGTAAAAATAATGCATTGGCACAAGCTATGCATGAACGTGATACAGAAATAATGGAGATATAAAATGGGTCAAGTACCAAATATTACTTTTAAAGTAAGAGAGAATAATGAGTGGGTTGAAAAGAACACACATGAAATGTTTAAAGATAAGAGAGTAATTTTGTTCTCATTACCTGGAGCATTTACACCAACATGTTCAACTCAACAACTACCTGGTTATGAAGATATGTTTGAACAATTTCAAGATAAAGGTATAGATGAAATATATTGTGTATCAGTTAATGATACATTTGTTATGAACGCATGGGCAGAAGCGCATGGTATTAAGAATGTTAAAATGATACCTGATGGTTCTGGTGAGTTTACTAGACAGATGGGTTATCTAGTTGATAAAGATAATCTTGGTTTTGGTAAACGATCATGGAGATATGCATGTATAGTTGATAACATTAATTTAATGGATGTATGGGAAGAAGAAGGTAAGATGAATAATTGTCCTACTGATCCATATGAAAAATCTAAACCTGAAAATGTTTTGGAGAGCCTATAATGCCTTGGTCACCTCCAGATCCTAAGAATATAGCAGAACCTAAAACTAGTAAACCTGTATTTTCATCACAAGATGTTACATTATTAAGAGAGTGTATAACATTTTATCTTAATAAAAATGACTTTGTATTGGAAGCTAACTCTGCAGCTAACTATACACCTACAGAAGAAAATAGTAAAAAGAAAAATGATCTTGTAAATTTAATTCATAGATTAGGGAGAATATAATATGTATAATAAACCACGTGGACCATCCCCAGCAGCTATCAAAAAGATAAACATAGAAGGTTTATCTATCAAAAGACTGATTGACTTTTGTGAAGATGCACAAAGAGAAGTTCCAGAAGAAGACGCAAAGTTTTATTTTGAACAGATGGTAGATTATTTGAAAAATCATTACAATGATAAACGCGGTCTTGAATCTGCATCTAAGGTACTTGGACTATAAATATCTCATAGGAGATATAAATGCAGCGTTCATCTGGAATTTTTGGTACTAATCGTATAGGACAAGAATTAGTAATCAAACCAAAGCTAACAGAAAAGTATACAGTAGTTGATATAAGACATTATAGAAAATTTGCATTAGCGCAAAATGATATTAACGGTCCTATAATAGCTACATATAAAGATCCAACAGATACAGGTCCTGTCGCAGTAACTTTTTTACAAAGACTTGGACGTCCATATTTTATTGTTGGATATAATATGACACCTACTTTACCTCAAAGCGGACCTAGTGGATCAAAAATTAATCCTCCTATGACTATATCAGGTGGTAAAGAATCACTAGGTATCCAAGCTGCAGAATTAGTAAAATATCCTTCAAAAAATGCAGTAGTCCAAATTTTAAGCGAGCAAACAAATTCTGCAATTTTTAATAATTCTAGAACATTACAAAATAGTATCCTACAAGGTTTAAAAGATAAAAATGTTCCTAAAAATATTGTGACAACGTTGGCAGAATATTTTGAAAGTGATTTGTCAAAAATTAACATTTCAGAGTTACCACCAAACGAGCAGTCACAAATTAGAATTTATGTTGGTGAGTTGATACCTGGTTTAGCAGCTCTTAGAAATAAACCAGCATTATTTAATATTGATGTATTGAAAGGAAAAAAAGCTAGAGAATTTATAGTACCATTAGATCCTGGTTTTAAAGCTGTGGATTCAAAAATAACATTGTCTGATGGAACTGATGTTCCAATATCTTCAAAGGCTGGTGTAGGTGCATCTGCATCTTTTATAGCAAATATATTAGAGTATGCAGTTCAAAAAAATATGAGTTTTCCAGGTACTTATTTTCAAGAATTAGTTCAACACAAAAAAAATAATATGAAATTAGCAGGACCAAGATTTCCAATATCATTAATGAATAGTTTACTTGGGACAAATTTTGAAGATCCAGTTAAACAAGTTTATGAAGAACTTTTACTCCAGGGACAATTAGCTGAAGAAAAATCAAATGATGTTAAAGAAGCTGTAGAAAAAGCCATGAATTATGATTGGAATAATCTAACAAGTACTACAGCTCCTACAAGAGACACTTTGTTAGTTAATTTACCATTCAGTATTACTGCATGTTGTGCTAGAATAATTAGTGATAAAATAATGTCAGAACCAAAATCAGTACAAGCAGCTGAAGCAGTAGTAGGTGCAAAAAATTTCTACCAATTTAATTTACAACCTTTCAAACCCGATCTTAATGGTATGTCCACAGTTAAATTTATAGCTACCCCTACAGGCAAACTTAAATTTAAACTAACAACAGGTAAAGGTGGTACTAAACTTAGAATGGAACAAGGTGTATTAAATTATTTTTTAACATATTAAATGTTGACCTATATCCCATAATATGGGACTATAAGGTATGAGCACTGCTAACACACATATGGATCACTTTGAGGATAGGTTTATTATTGATGGTAACAATCCTATCATATTGGTGGATAAGATTATTGATGGTGAAGTTAGCTTTACTCGTAAATGGGATGGAGCACCTTCAATCTTCTTGGGTCGTGATAAAAAAGGGGTCTATATTGCCAGAAAAGGTATCTTCAATAAAACACCAATATTATATTACACTGATAATTGCATTGTTAAAGACTTAGGTGAATGTGCTCTATCCAACAAACTAATGACTGTATTAGATGTTCTCAAAGATACTATCATAAAAGAAGGTCAATTATTTCAAGGTGACTTATTGTTTACTAGAGGTGACGTTTCATCTGGACCTAATGATGATGGCTATTATACATTCCAACCTAACACAATAGTATACGGTACTAAAGAAGATCTTACAAGATATTATGTAGGTATGGTATGGCATACTGAATACAGGAATAAAAAAGTATATAAGTTTGGTGGTGACATCAAGAGTAAGATAGGAGATATGTATGGTTTATATCACTTCAATGCATCAGATGAGATTGCTCCTATTGATAATAGAACTATACAACTACTAAAGTATATGAGAAAAGAAGCAGCAGAGATAATAGCAGGTGCAGAAACTAAGTGGAACATATATGATCTAGA